TAACAAAATTAATGAATTAATAAAAGAAAATACCAATGAAGCAAAAAATAAAAATAAAAAACTTTTTGTAATTTTTTCATTTGCTTGGGAGGCACAATATCCAAGTTATTCTTGGTATGATAATGTCGTGTTATTATTTGAGCCTTTGTTAAAAGAAAATAATATTACAAATTATAAGTTTGTTTTTAATAACGCATTAGAAAATTGGAATAAAGAATATGGTGATAAAACCAATTCTATATTTTTTGATTTTAATGCGCTGCGAGTTTACCATCGTTCATTTAAAATACCACAAACGGTCAATGCTGCATATAATATTAATTCAGAACGTGCACTTATGCTCGTTGGAAAACTATATGATAGGAAAAATAGACTACCTCTATTAGCAAAATTTTACGAACAAAATTTATTAAATCATTTAGACTGGAGTTTACATTTTAATGATATAATAAAACAAGAATGTCAAGTCTTGGTGCCTCAATTTACTGATGAAGAATATGAAAAATTTATATCTGCGGCAGATCGCAAGTTAGACGATGTTGATTATGAATTGCATGGTTCAAATAACCATTACACGGGATTTCCATATGATTCAAAACTTTTTACAAATACCTGCCTAAGTGTTGTACCAGAAACTCATTTTTTAAATGGCGATATAGTTTGGATAACAGAAAAAACTTTTAAGGCAATCGCAAACAAACATCCATTTATCATGTCATCTGTACCAGATACTCTTGCATATCTTCGTAATCTTGGTTTTAAAACATTTGAAGAATATACACTTATAAAAGACTATGATACTATCATTGATCCACAAGCAAGACTTGATGCAGTGGTTGAAAATACAAAGTACTTTATTGAAAACAAACACAAATATGCTGCTGAAATAAACGCAGATGTAGAATATAACTTTACAAAATTTTGTGAATATTGTGACGTAGAACGAAAAAAATTAACCAATGTCTTGCCTACACAAGATGAAGAATTGACCTGGTTTTTAATTGGTCAAATGTAATGGTGCCCAAAGAGAGGATTGAACTCCCGACCTATCGCTTACAAGGCGATTGCACTACCGCTGTGCTATTTGGGCTTTATTCTTTAGGAACGGTGTGCTTTACGCCATCCCATATTCTATTTACTTTAGCAGATTCCGTACAAAAGTCAATAACTAAATTATAAAATTCATCTAACTCACCACCAAATTGTCCAAGCAACATGGCAACAAGTTCTTGTGTTCGTTGCCAATCACCGCTCTTATAAGCAGCAATCATTTCTACATGCAGTTCACGCATAAAGGCAAGTGTAGTAATATCCTGAACATTTGTAATTTCAACAACTGCAAACAGCTTAACAGGTTGCGTTAAACCAGATTGCATAATAGTATCTAACTCTAAGACAGTATATTTGTCAGCAAGTTGTTCGGCTAATTTTTCATCAAAAATAATATTCATAACATTATATAGGCTAATTATTATTGGAATATAAAAAAATGCAGTTTGATTTATACAGTGATTTACACGATAATTGGTGGTCTAGAGATAAGTTATTAAACTATCGTGGACTAGGAACTAGCCTTGTAGCAGTTGTTGCTGGCGATATTAGCAATGATTGGGATTACACCTATGCCACACTTGTTGAGATGGCACGTTGCTATCGTCATGTTGTGTTTGTAGAAGGTAACCATGAACATAACCATCAAATGGATATTGAGGCTAACTGCGCCGCATTTCAAGCAAAGTTGCGAAACCATAGCAATATAACTTATTTGTATAGATCATGCCTTGTACTTGATGATACAGCGTTTGTTGGATGCAATGGTTGGTGGACATTTGATTTCTGTCAACCAGAAACAAGCACCGCAGAGTGTTGGAATAACTTGATTGACTCAACCTATAGTGAGAAACTGTTAAGTGAAATATTCATCACTGCTAAGATGGATGCTAAGCTACTCTATGAACAAGTAGAAACATTCAATAACGATCCAAGAATTAACAACATAGTAGTTGTTACGCACACTGCACCACTAAAAAAATTCAGATACATTAATCCAGACATGCCACAATATCATATGGGACGAACTGGAAATAGTTTAATGAACCTATCACTTAATGCCAACACTAATAAGAAGATAAGCACATGGTGTTTTGGTCATGTGCATACTCCATATGATGAAGTAATTGATGGTATCAGATATGTTTGCAACCCACGTGGCCGTGAAGAAGAAAATATTGGTACGGTATACTTTCCAAAACTTATTGAAGTTTAAGCAACAGGTTCAAGTTTTACATTAAGTGGAAAACTATTAGTGCGAGCAAGTAGTGTTGCTTCTACTGCCTTACTTTCTGCAATCTCAAATGGCAAGACAGCAACAGCAGCCTGACCTTGTTCGTGAATTGCAACCGTTAGGTCTCTTGCAGTGCTTTCACTGTGGTCAAAGATTTCCATAAGAACAGCCATAACAAACTGTACAGTGGTTACATCATCGTTCATGAAAATAACCTGAAAACTTGGTGGCGGAGTAAGATCGGTACGTGGTGCAATCTTAACTTTGGTTGTTGTTGCGGTATCTGTGCTCATTTTGCTCATCTTCTATTATTTACACGGCGGGACAATTCCCGCCGTGTTTTGTTGCTATTATATTACTTGGTTACTGGAATTTTCTTTGGCTTCTTTTCGTCTGGAACAACATGTTCTAGTGATACGATAAGCAAGCCATTCTTAACCTTTGCAGCATTTACCACAACATCATCACTTAGTGAGAATGTGCGAATAAACTTGCGAGCAGCAATGCCACGGTGAAGATACTCGTTGGTATCCTCGTCGGTGTTTTCGCCAGTGATAACCAATTGATTATCAGTTAAGGTGATATCAATATCTTTTTCAGAGAAGCCACTTACGGCAATCTGAATTTCATAATTGGTTTCATCATTGCGGATGATATTGTATGGTGGATAATTCTGTTGTACTTGGATGCTGTTCACACGCAGCATATCATCTAGGATACGATCAAAACCAATAGTGGTACGGTGAAGGTTATCAAATAATTTCTGGTCAAAGACCTGTAGAAGGTTACTCATGCTTGTTTCTCCTTTTTAAAGCGAGTATACTGTAGACGACCCATCATTGGCATCGTCTACATATATTTAGTAATTCATATGTCATTTGTCAAGGGTTTTCATTTAATTATTTCAAATAAATCTGGATTTAATTCTATTGGAGTTTGGTTTTTTAATACATATAATTTTCTAGCAGCAGACATTTTTAGCCGAGTTTCTTGGCTAACTTTTCTGTTTTTTACTGCACAAGAAATTTTAGCACGAGTTTCTTTATTGTGTATTCTTCCACGCATTTTAGTACGAGTTTCGTCACTATGCTTTCTTCCACGCATTTTAGCACGACTTTCGTCACTATGCTTTCTTCCTTTTAATTTACTAGATATCTTGGCACGTGTTTCATCACTAAGTTTTCTCCCACGTAGTTTGGCACGAGTTTCATCTGAAAATATTTGTTTGGCTCTTGCTTTTTTTAATTTTTCAATAGTTTCTGGACTATGTTTTTTACCAGTACTTTTTCCCTTTAATGAATTAGATAATTTAGCACGAGTTTCTTCGCTTACTTTTCTATTAAAATTTCTTTTAATTCGAGAATCTTCATTATACGTTAAACCTTTATTCCAAGGTTTACGACCTTTATTAGCCGCTGATATTTTAGCGTTTATTTCTGGTGATCTATTTTTGTTAGCAGCCGATATTTTAGCGCCTACTTCTGGGGTTCTGCTTTCTTGAATTGCTTGTTTAATTTTAGCAAGAAGTTCTGGACTTCTATTTTTATTTGCTATAGATATTTTTTTACGTTGTTCTATACTCCAAATTGTGCCACTAGAACCTTCTCCGCCATCAGTGAGATTTCTTAGTATTCCAGTTTGATTATTCTTTCTTCCATATTTGGCAATTAATTCTTTTTCTAATTTAAATGCTAATTCTTCACTTAAATTTTCTTGAACAATTATAATTCTATCTTTGTTTTTTGGCGCTCGAATAGTTCTCTTACTAGTATCATATAGCCTAGCACCTTTACCTTTGCCAATATAGTAAGGGGTTCCATCTTCACGGATATATTGATAGACATAAAAACCTTGTGGAAGATTATCTTTTGAATATGCCATTACTTTCCAAAAACATTGTTGACTTGATTATTGACACGAATAAATGTTGTGCGTTTGGATAGTTCTTTCAGCGATTTGCTGCCTGTATAGGTAAGTGTAGAACGAACACCACCAAGAATATCCTGAACGGTATCGCCAACATCGCCACGATAAGGCACGGCAACTTCCTTGCCTTCTGCTGCACGATAGGATTTCAATCCACCGCTATGCTTTTCATTGGCAGACTTAGAACTCATGCCATAGAACTTAACAAACTGTTTAGTAGTAAAGATATCATCTGGGGTGCCATCATCTTTAATCCAAACTTGGTCACTACGAGTAGTATGTGATACAATATCACCGCCACCTTGATCATGACCAGCTAACATGCCGCCAAGCATCACGAAGTCTGCGCCAGCCCCAAAAGCCTTAGACACATCGCCAGGACAAACGCAACCGCCATCGCTAATGATATGTCCACCAAGCCCATGAGCAGCATCAGCACACTCAATAATAGCACTAAGCTGTGGATAACCAACACCCGT